AGAGAAGAGGTAGTACGCGACACCGGTTGTCTGCGTACCCTGCAGATTTCCTCTACGCCTTTAGCGCCGGACGGCACAGCTGCCACCATCTGGGCAGAAGGTGCAACTGTCACGACTGGCAGCTACATCTTCTCCAACATCTTCATCTACGAAGTGGTGTCGGGCGGTGTGCTCGGCACTTCTGCGCCTCCCTATCCCAGTGGGGCCAACGTTTTTCCACCAAGCACCAACTTCACGGATGGCACAGCTACGCTGCGCTACGCCGCCAATGCTGAAATCATCCCCTACTCGGCTTTGCCGCAAGGAGATGAGACGCTGGATGTACTGAACGTTACGCTTTACTGGGGTAATTCACGCATTCCGCTGCGCTATCTGGCGTGGTCTGACTTCAACGCACAGGTTCGTTATTGGCAAAACTATGTGGGCAGGCCCGTGTGCTTCTCCACCTACGGGCAGAAGTCCATCTACATCTCGCCCGTACCCGACCAGTCGTACACCATCGAAGTCGATACCGTGCGACTTCCGCTGCCCTTGAGTCTTGCAACCCCCAATGTGGTTGACGAGATCAAGGCTCCGTATACCAACCCTGTTCAGTTTTACGCAGCCTACAAGGCCAAGTACAAGGAGCAGAGCTACGGAGAAGCGGAAATCTTCAAACAACAGTACCTCAAGGATGTGCAGGGAGTGCTCAACTCCGTGTACACCCGCCGCATCCCCAATCCATACTCGCAGATTTAAGTCATGGCAGCGGCTGAGCAGAAGAAGTCCTACGCTGTCATCAAGAACTTCCTTGGTATCAACACCAAGGCAAACCGTACTGCGATTGACGAAAAAGAGTTCGCTTGGATTGAGAACGCCATGCCCATCGGGTTTGGCAACATCAAGATCGTCCAGGCCCAGAAGCAGACCGTAGACAGCACCGCCAACAACGTGGTGTTTGGCAACACGGTCACGCACATCAGCTCTGCCAACATCGACCTCAATGACTACATCATTGTTTTTAGCGAGAACGGTGCAGCACAGTATTTCGACCTTACCACACAGACAAAAGGCAACGTAGCCCCCAGTGGCACGTTCTCCGGTGGTGATGCCAACACCGCTCAGTACAAAAACGAGCGGGTCATCATCGCAGACCCTGAGAACGGACTGTATAACTGGAATGGCACAAGCCTGGTCAGTGGCAATTCCGTAGGTTTTATCGGAATCACCAACCCAGGCTCTGGCTACACGCAGGCTCCGCTGGTCACCATCTCGGCTCCCAACCAGGCTAACGGCGTACAGGCTCTGGCAGAGGCCACTATCTCCACCGCAGCCGGTGGAGTGCGTGCCATCATCGTAGATGCGCCCGGCAGCGGCTACACCTCTGTCCCGCTGGTCACGATCTCCGCTCCTGACATTGCAGGCAGCATCACTGCCAAAGCCACAGCTGCGCTTGCCAGTGGCAACGTGGTGTCTGTCACCGTTACAGAGACAGGTACTGGTTACATCAAGACTCCAACGGTAACCATCACAGGCGGTGGAGGGACTAGCGCCAACGCTGTGGCCACCATCAGCACTGGCTCTGTCACGAGCATCTTCCTGACAGAAGCAGGCTCAGGCTATACCTCACCGCCTAGCGTCACCATTGAGGCTAGCCCAGGCGGCACCAATGCCACGGCCATCTCGCAGCTGACCACCTTCAAGAAGGGAACCGTCTCTGTGGTGGTGACGAGTGGCGGCACCGGCTACAGCAACGCAGCCAACGTGGTGGTGACCATCGGTAACGCCACGGGCTATATCACGCAGGCCAACGCCACTGCCATCGTCAGCGGCAACACCGTCAACCAGATCATCATGACCAACCCAGGAGCAGGCTACACCGCCAACTCCAACGTGGTGGTCACGATTACAGGTGGTGGCGGCAGCAACGCAGCAGCCAAGGCTATCGTCAACACCGACGACGTGCAGGATGTGGCAACCTTTGGCGGTCGTGTCTGGGTAGCATCAGGGAGAACCCTGTACTACTCAGCTGCAGACAGCGCAACTGACTTCACTTCTGTTTCCGCAGGCTCGCTCACACTCAGCGACTCCACCCTGCGCGGAAACATCAAGGCTATCGTTTCTGCCAACAACTTCCTGTACATCTTTGGCGAGACGAGCATCAACATCATCTCTGACCTGCGGGTAACCCCTGAAGGCACCACGCTGTTCACGAACACCAACGTCAGCGCCAGTATCGGAACAGGTCGCACAGACGCCATCTTCCCGTACTTCCGCAGTCTGCTGTTCATGAACGACTACGGGATGTACGCACTGGTGGGTTCCACCACCAGCAAGCTGTCAGACCCGTTGGATGGCATCTTCCTGAATATCGACTTCAACGAGCCGATTACAGGTGGGCAGGTGCTTATCAACAACATCCTGTGTGCGGCTTTCAACTTCACCTACAACGACCCAACCACAAATCCTCCGACTCCACGGCAGATTCAGGCCGTGTTTTTCGACAAGAAGTGGTTTGTCACGAGTCAAGGCAGCATTGACTATGTGACTTCTGTGCCGTTTGGGGGAACGATCAAGCTCTACGGGGTGGATGACACCGACCTGTACCAGTTGTACGCAGACCCTGCGGCCAACATCAACAGCACCATCCGCACTGCGCTCATGCCGCTGGGTGACCCCATCCGCACCAAGCAGGCACTGAAGTTTGGTATTGAGGCAACGCTTAGCTACGCAGCCACGCTGAATGTCACGGTAGACAGTGAAACTGGTTCTAGCCCTGTGTACACGGCTGAGAACTTCATCAACTGGGTTAACAACCTTGGCAACACGGTTGAATGGACTAACAATGCGATGGAGACGGTTGGGTGGCTTACGGTGTCTGGGTACTACCTGTACAAGTCAGATGCCCAGCAGTATGGAAAGTATCTAGGTTTGACGCTCACGAGCACTGGCCCAGGCTTTGTCGTCAACACGTTTGAGATGGAACACGAACTAAGAGTGAGGTTCTGAAATGACTGTCCCGTATTCTTTTGCCAACGCGACTGTTTCTATTCCGCTGTCGCAGCTGGACGCCAACTTCAACACGCCCATCACCTTGGGCAATACCGCTATTCAGTTGGGCAACACGGTTACCACGCTCAACAACATGACGCTGGCTAACGTGACCATCAGCAGCGGGAATGTCACGATCACAAACGTGTCTGTGACCACAGCCAACGTGACCACTGCCAACATCACCAACATGGTCAGCGGCAACGTGGCCATCACGGGCGGCAGCATCAACGGCACCACGCTGGGAGCCACGACTGCTAGCACAGCCAACGTCACAACCCTGACCACTTCCTCGACGGTCACGATCAACGGAGGCACCGCCAACGGAGTGGCCTACCTCAATGGGTCAAAGGTGCTGACCACGGGGAGTGCGCTGACGTTTAATGGGACGAATTTGGGTGTTGGTGGGAATGCTCTTGACTCCAATCAAATATCGGCAAACTCTGTTTCTAACTACCGAGGTCTTGGTCTATACACCTCAACGGCTTCTGCTCGACCCACGATCAGTCTGGTCAACCTAAATACCGCAAACAAGGGTTCTTACATCCAAGACAGCTCTACTGGCGAACTGATTTTCGGCCAGATGAACTTTGACCTTGGGGGTCACGTTGAAGGTATGCGCCTGACCTCTACCGGGTTGGGCATTGGGACGAGTTCGCCTTCTGCACGGTTAACGTCTGTTTCGGCGTCAGCAAACAGCACGGCAGCAAAAATTGGCGGGATTTTATATGGCAGCACACAGCGCGGTCTAACAATCAAAACCTATCAAAGCAACGGTGGCGATGATTGTGGTGTTGAATTTAACGCTGCCGATGGTCTTGCCGGGTATGGTGGCTTTAAGTTTGCAGCCAACGCAACAACGCTTGCAACGCTGGATTACAGCGGCAACCTCGGTCTGGGGGTCCAGCCAAGTGCTTGGACGACTGGAATCTTGGCGTTTCAGTCTGGACAAAGGGGCACATCTTCTTACTACTACTCAGCAGCCCCTATCATGGGCCATATATCAAATGGCTACAACGATGGGTCTTGGAAATACTATTCCTCAAATCCCTCGGCACGGTATGAGATAAACAACGCGACACACGCTTGGTACAACGCAGGCTCCGGCACCGCAGGAAACGCCATCAGTTTCACGCAGGCCCTCACCCTCAACACTAACGGCGCTCTTGTCCTGCAAGGCGGCAACACCTCTGCAAGCGGTGTGGGCGTGGCCTTCCCCGCCACTCAAGTCGCATCGTCTGACGCGAACACGTTGGATGATTATGAGGAGGGGACTTGGACGCCGAATCAGGGCTCTGGAATTACAGTCAACTCTGGGACGTTTAGTGCTCAGGGTAGTTATACAAAGGTTGGAAGAGTCGTCACGGTTCACATGGAAGTAAGGTCTACTGGGACAATATCTATTGCGGCTGGAGGAGTTGTCTGCACAAATTTGCCATTTACCGTTGGAGGAATTGCTTATCAATGTGGATCGGCAACTAATTGGGCGCAGACTATCTCAAACGGAGGAATGGCATTTAACGGAACGGCAACCGTATATTGTTTTGAAGCATTTGCGTCTACAACTGGATGCTATTTCACAATCACATATTTTGTATAACCACGCCGGATAACTAGCGCGGTCGGATTCAACGAAAGGAAAATCATGTCTCTCACCAAAGAAACCGTAGTCGATCAGATCACCGTCACCGAGAACGGCATCGTGCTGTTCCGCGAGGCCACTCGCATCCTTGAGGACGGCGCTGAGATCAGCAAGAAATACCATCGCAGCAGCCTCATGCCGGGACAAGACCTGACGGGCGTGCCTGCGAACGTCGCGGCCATCTGCAACGTGGCGTGGACGCCTGAAGTCATTGCTGCCTTCCAAGCAGCCCAACAAGCCAACCAAGGAGCATAAGCATGGCTACGACTTTCAACTGGATTGTGACCGCGATGGACTGCTATCCGCAGGAAGGCGGCAACACGGATGTGGTGTTTAACGTGCATTGGACTTGCTCTGGCACGGATGGCACTTTCAATGGCTCGGTGTACTCCACCTGTGCTGTTCCCGGCCCTGGCAATCCCTTCACGCCATATCCCGACCTTACTCAAGCGCAAGTGCTTGGATGGATTTGGGCCAACGGCGTGGACAAGGCTGCGACTGAGGCTGCTGTTGAGCAACAGATTCAGAACCAGATTGATCCTCCAATCGTCACTCCTCCGCTGCCGTGGGCTGCTTAAAAGCACTGTGGTACGAGGCGTTGGCGGTATTGCTTATCGTCTTTTCACACCTGTTTGTGAAATGAAAGTCAGGACACGTTATGGTTAACGCACCTTTCACACCATCAGGCAACTCGGTGGTGTT